GCCGATATAGAACACGCATGGACTAAAGACGAATTAGTTGAATATAATAAATGTCTTAGAGACCCTAGCTATTTTGCTTTAAAGTATTGTAAAATAATCCACCTTGATAAAGGTTTAATACCATTTAAATTATATCCATATCAAGAACAGATGTTTGAGCAATTTAATGCTAATAGGTTTAATATTGTTCTTGCCTGTCGTCAAAGTGGTAAGTCAATTGCCGTTGTAGCATATCTTCTATGGTATGTTATATTTAAAGGTGAACAAGTAGTAGGTATTTTAGCTAACAAAGAAGCTATTGCTAGGGAAATGCTTGGTAGGATTACTCTTATGTTAGAGAATCTGCCATTCTTTTTACAGCCTGGATGTACTGTTTTAAATAAAAGGTCTATTGCATTTTCAAATAATTCAAGACTTGTAGCTTCTGCCACATCATCAAGTTCCATTAGAGGTATGTCACTTAACTTGGTATACCTTGATGAGTTTGCATTTGTAGATAATGCTACTGAATTTTATACTTCAACATATCCAGTAATCTCATCTGGTAAAACATCTAAAATTATTATAACCTCAACTGCTAATGGTATAGGTAACATATTCCATAAGTTATATGAGGGAGCTCTTCAAGGTACCAATGAATTCAAATCATTGCGGGTTGATTGGTGGGATGTACCAGGAAGGGATGAAGTATGGAAGAAGATGACTATTGAAAATACTTCCCAGCTGCAGTTTGACCAAGAGTTTGGTAATTCATTTCATGGTACGGGTAATACTCTTATATCTGCTGATTGTCTATTAGCTTTAAGAGCACAATCCCCTGAGGAAATAATTAATGGTATAAAAATATGGAAACAACCTGAGGAAGGACATAATTATTTAATGTTTGTGGATGTATCTAAAGGTAGAGGAATGGATTATTCCACGTTCACTATTATAGATGTTAGTGTTAATCCATTTATTCAGGTATGCACATTTAGAGATAATATGATGTCGCCTTTATTATTCCCTGATTTATTATTTAAGTATGCCACACACTATAATGAATGCTATGTCGTGGTTGAATCAAATGATGCAGGCCAAGTGGTATGTAATGGTTTATATTATGACCTAGAATATGAGAACGTATTTGTTGAAAGTATGATTAAAGCGAACGCTATTGGTGTAACCATGACTAGAAAAATTAAAAGAATGGGTTGTTCCAATATAAAAGATATAATGGAACAACATAAGTTAGTGATAAATGATGAGGAAACCATAAGAGAGATGAGTACATTTGTTGCAAAAGGCTCTTCTTATGAGGCAGACCACAATTCACATGACGATTTAATGATGAATTTGGTTATGTTTGGGTGGTTCACATCCACCCCGTTCTTTGCTGAATCAACTGATGTTGACTTAAAACGTATGTTATATAAAGAAAAGGTTAAACAATTGGAAGATGAAGTGATACCAGTAGGGGTTATGCCTGAAAAAGAACCAGAACATCCGTTTGGAACTGGGTGGCAAGTGTGGAGAGGTTGAGAATTATAAATAAGTATATTGAGAAAATGTCTTATTATGCAAATCTTATAACAAAATGACATAGGAGTTATACATGGCAAGTCTAGTTTCACCTGGAGTACAGGTAAAAGAAATCGACTTAACTAACGTCGTACCGTCTACATCAACAACTGTGGGAGCCGTAGCAGGAAGTTTTGCTTGGGGTCCATGTGATGTAATCACTACCGTGAGTAGCGAAACGGAGTTAATCGACAAATTTGGAAAGCCAGGAGCGGAAACTTTTGAGACCACTCTTAACGCGGCCCAATTTTTGAGCTATGGCAGTGCTTTACGCGTTGTCAGAGCGGTTGGAAGTTCAGCACTAAATGGAACAGCATCAGGTACTGGTATTCTAACAAAAAATAAAGAAATATTCGATACGCAAACACCTGCGGCTGGAGACTGGACACAAGCCAGATATCCTGGAGTTACAGGCAATGCTATCGGAGTAGCATACGCAACAGACCCAACGAGTTTTCTTGGGTCGTCTTGGTGGACCGACAATGTCGAATCCTCACCAGGAACATCAGCGGGAGCAGCAGCGGTAGGAGGCTCGAATGATGAAATTCACTTACTTGTTTATGATAAAAATGGTACAATTACAGGTACGGCTAATAGCATACTTGAATATTGGACTTTTTTAAGTCAGGCAAATGATGTGAAAGGACCAGATGGCAGTTCTTTATACTATAAAGACGTCATTAACAACAATTCTGAATGGGTATATATCGGAAATCATCCAGCAGCTTTAACAGATGCTGGTGAATCAGCGGTAAGTAATGCATTTACGCGAGTTAACCATGCGTTTGCAGAATTTACTGGTGGTGTCGATGATAACGTATTGACAGCAGCAGAGACAAACACAGCTTATAATTTGTTTAGCGACAAAGAAACTGTAGATGTTGACTTGATTTTCCAAGCTAATACTTCATTAGCAAGGGCTGATAACCTGACAATTACTAATAATCTAGTAGCCATTGCAGATGCAAGAAAAGATGTGGTGGCATTTGTTTCACCTTGTGGCGCAGAATATGTTACTTCTGCAAGCACTACATTTACCAATATATCAACAAACAGAGATACTGTTACATCATCTTCTTATGCATTTATGGACTCAGGTCGATTATATGTATATGACAAATACAACGATGCACATCGTTGGATTGGTGGCGCAGGAACCTGTGCAGGACTAACAGCAAATGCCGACCTAGTCGCAGATGCATGGTTCTCACCGGCTGGATTTACACGTGGTAACTTAAGAAATGTTACTAAACTAGCGTATAATCCTGACCAAGCAAACAGAGATTCGTTATATAAAAAGGGTATTAACCCAGTTGTAACATTCCCTGGTGCAGGTACGGTTCTGTATGGTGATAAAACATTACAAGTTAAACCATCAGCATTTGATAGAATCAATGTGCGTAGATTGTTTATTGTAATGGAAGAGGCTATAAGCGTAGCATCTAAAGCATCATTATTTGAATTTAATGATGAGTTTACACGGGCTCAATTCAGAAATATGGTTGAACCTTTTTTAAGAGATGTTAAAGGACGTAGAGGTATTACAGACTTTAAGGTTGTTTGTGATGGAACCAATAACACTGGAGCTATTATAGATACTAATAAGTTTGTTGCAGATATTTATGTTAAACCTGCACGTTCTATTAACTATATCACACTTAACTTTATTGCCACTCGAACTGGCGTAGAGTTTAGTGAAATCGCGGGAGGTAATTAAAGATGGCAATATTAGGCGTAGATGATATGAAAGCCAAGTTAGTTGGCGGTGGTGCTAGACCTAATTTATTCAAAGTGACAATGGCTTTTCCAAGCTATGTTACTGCGGATGTATCTTTAGCATCTTACATGTGTAAGGCGGCATCGTTACCTGCTTCAACTATTGCAAACATTGAGGTTCCTTTTAGGGGTCGTAAATTGCAAATAGCTGGTGACCGTTCGTTTGAACCATGGTCAGTTACTGTGATTAATGATACTGACTTTAATGTACGTAATTCTTTTGAACAATGGATGAATGGCATTAATCAACATAATGAGAACACTGGGTTAACACAACCAAGTTCTTATATGGCTGATATGAGTGTTGAGCAATTGGATAAAGATGGTACAGTAAAGAAAACTTATAACATGAGGGGAACATGGCCAACTTCTTTAGGAGCTATTGAAGTGGGTTATGAGAACGAAAGTGTTATTGAGGAATTTCCAGTTGAGTTACAAGTGCAGTATTGGGAATCTGATAAGACAACGTAAATCATCATATAATAACTTAAGGAGTGCCCTCGGGCACTCTTTCTTAAGTGTTATAAATAATATTTAAGAAAGAGTGTTATTAGGAATTATTTAAATGGCAGAAGATAAAAACAGATTTTTTGGCTTTAGTTTTAAAAGAAAAGCCATAGACGACAAAAAGAAACCACTATCATTCGCAGTAGACAATGAGGACGGCGCGTTTGAAATTTCTCCCACTGGCGGATACTTTGGCCAGTATATGGACTTACAGGGAGATAAATTCCAAAATGATAAAGAATTAATAATGAAATATCGTACGATAGCTTCATATCCAGAGGTGGATATGGCTATTGAGGACATATGTAATGAAGCCATTACAGAAGAGTCAGGGGTTATTGTACAATTAAACCTTGACAACCTTGACCAAAAGGATAATGTTAAGGATTTAATTCAAGAAGAATTTAATAGAATTATTAACTTACTTAATTTTAAAAATACCGCATATGACTTATTTAGACGTTGGTATACAGATGGTCGATTATTCTTCCATGTTATTATTAATGAAAATAAAACAGATGCGGGTATATTTGAATTAAGACAAATTGACCCAACCAAAATTCGTAAGGTTAAGGAAGTTGAAAAGGTTAAAGACCCTAAGACAGGAGCTGAACTTAATAAAGAGGGAGAGGAATACTACATATACCAGGATGATATGCTAGTCCAAACCGGTGAAGGTTTACGTATTCACCCTGATTCTATTATCCAAGTTAATTCAGGTCTATTAAATGAAGAACGCAATAAGGTTGTAGGCTATTTAAATAAAGCTCTTAAACCTTTAAATCAACTCAGTATGATGGAAGACTCTCTTGTCATTTACAGAATTTCAAGAGCACCTGAGAGACGTATATTTTATATAGATGTTGGTAACCTACCTAAAGGCAAGGCTGAGGAATACCTCAACAATACTATGAATAGGTATCGCAATAAGATAGTATATGACCCAACCACTGGTAATATTAAAGATGAAAAGGTTCATAGAAATGTTATGGAAGATTTTTGGCTACCACGTAGAGAGGGTGGTCGTGGAACTGAAATTGATACTCTACCAGGTGGTGCAAATCTTGGAGAGATTGAAGATATACAGTATTTCCAAAACAAATTATATAGAGCTTTAAATATTCCAATGAGTCGACTACAAGAAGCTGATGCATTTTCAGTTGGTCGTTCCTCAGAAATTACTCGTGATGAGCTTAAATTTCAAAAATTTATTGACAGAATTCGAAACAAATTTTCTAATATTTTTTATGAAGCACTTAAAAGACAATTGGTCCTTAAAAAGATTATTGTTCCAAGTGATTGGATAAACATTAGAGAAGGTATGATGGTTGAATATTCACGTGATAACTACTATGCTGAACTTAAGGATAGTGAAATCCTTAAAGAAA